TGGCTCATATATTGATTGATTCAATGAAGTATCACCCTTCGGTCTTCTCAAGTTTTCACCGACAGGATCAAACCTGGGAGGCCGTTAAGGGTATGTGCCGCATGAAGGAGTTAACACTCCCAAAAGGGCATGCAGTATTGTCTAGTGACCTAAAGGACGCTACCAATGCTCAACAATGGGAATTGACAAAGTCAATTCTCAGAGGATATATACAAGGGGCTGAACTATCGTTTGACCCAAAGTATGTTGAACTAGTTCTAAGCCTTATTGGGCCTAGGCTAGTCCTCTTTCCAGATGAGACGTCTGTCCTATCTAGAGTGGGAATAATGATGGGTGAGGCTATAGCTAAACCATCACTAACTCTCCTTAATCTGTCGATTGAGGAATTAGCTTTCTTGCAGTATACAAAATCTGCAAAATTGCTTTCAACGAATGATCCATCCCCTCATAAGGAATGGAGATTCTTGCATATAGGAGGAGATGACCACTTAGCAAAGGGGCCGGTCTCTTACCTTAACCAGATAACTTATAATCATAAGTTGGCTGGTTCACACATATCTCCTGGTCAGCATGGCTATTCTAGGATTTGTGTTAAATATACGGAGAGACTCTTGAATTTAGAGAATCTCCAATATAAACAACCTTTTAACAAGGAAGACTATAGTCGGTCCATTATTGTGGATTCTGTTAAGGTTAGACTTATTGAACGTGGTCAATCGACCATGATCAAGAAGGATAACAAGAATGTTGCGATTGGTAAATCCCAACAACTTGGAGGATGTCTAGAGTGGCTTCCGAAAGATCGGAGGTTCTTCTCTGAGACTAAAAAGGCTAGTATACGAGCCTTGTTTATAGAACGCATGGGAGATCTACTGCCTAGAAAGGCGGTTAATCCACGTGCATTCGCATCCATACACCTCCCAACAAAAGTTGGGGGTTATGGACTTGGGATGAGTCATGAGTTACAACAGTTTCTAGATGACTCACCTGAACCCACGAAAGGTCTTATATATAAGGCCTTTCTGGGTTATAATGTTAAAGCAGATCTACGGATATACCGTAGGCTTAACACAAATATTGCTTCTAGGGGTGTAGAAAGTATTCAGGCACTCCAAGAATGTATAATTGGTCAGTTGAGTGATTACCCAAAAATGATCAATGCTATCAGTTGGAAAGAGGTACAAGCACGTTACCCAGATCCTAACTGGAACGCCAGAAAGTCAATAGCTTTAGCGGCGGATGATGGAATTCTATCTATTGAAGAATTCGCTAAGAGGGCTACTAGAGGAAATCTCTTCCAGGAGCTCTTACTTGGTAAAGAAGAACGGA